TGCTGCTCCCTCTCCTGTGAAGGAAGAGGCAGTTGTTGATGATGACGATGCCCTGTCCTACTTCGCTCGTCTCGCTGAAGAGGACTGATGAAATACCTGAAGGTATTACTTCATCCAGTCACTCAGTTCAACCTGTTGGTCGTGGGGTTCCTGATTTTAGTTCAGGGACTTCACACCCACGCTCACTACACTATGAGCACAGATGTTGACAGTTATGTTCACAACTACTGCAAGAAAAACTTGAAGCAGTGTAAGCGTATCATTTCAAATTTCGATTAACGATTACATAAATCTGGAAAAAATTTTTCCGCAAATTTTTTGCTAAAAAAGATCAACCAGTTTTCTTAAGACGCTGACTAATATAGTTGGCGTCTTTTTTGTAGAGATTTTGTCTTCTGAAATCATCTACAAATGATTGAACATATGCAGGTTTAAGGAGGTATATTTCTCTCTTCTTTTCATTCTCAGTAGTAAACCATTCAGCAATGGTAACGGGACGGCAAATCTCGTTACCATTTTTTGTCACAATTGCTCCATTTAAATTGATTTTGTGCGTAGAATTATAAAATTGTTCATCAACACGCAATCCTGCAGAGTATTGTGCAATCTCATAGGTTTCGTAGTGATGGATGGTTCCATAAGGATCATCAAACTTTGCTTCTAGTTCTTTATACAACTGATAGTTTGTCTTTGGCCAATCAAACTGTGCATGTACCATGTTGTTAGTCAACAGTATAATCCAATCATAAAATGGATTTCCATATGCTTTGTCTGCTACGGTGTCTGGACGTTCTCCCTCTACGATAGCATACTTCTTGAATATAACAGCATTAGAGAATACATCTTCGTTGATTCTATACCTACGAAAGAAATTCTTAGCAGTCACATAGTCTGACTCTGAGAAAGGATAACTAATTGGTTTCTCGTCGTAGGAGATGTTGGGAACAATAGAAAAATACATTATCGTACAGTACCGTCTTTGACTTCTTCTGCAAAGCAGATCTTTGTTTCTTGGAATGAAAGCGATAATTTAATAGCGACTGGTTGGTCGTTCTCATAGACTGCATAAACATTATCAGGAGTATAACTTACATCAAGTGATGTCACTGCACACATTTTATACTTAGGCAAAACAGTATTTTCACTTCCACCTACCATGAATGTCACTTTGCACAGTGAAGGAACACCAATGAAACTAGATTTAATAGAAGCATTGTTTTGTCCAAACACAGTTCCTGGATCTCTAGTGGGAAGAGTTGCCATTTGAAACTGCTGTACAATTTCATTTATATCTGCTACTTCATCTTTGTGGCGAGGAACTAACAAGAAATTCAATGAAAAGTTTCTCATGTCAACACTATCAAATAACAATTCTGCATTAGGATTGAGAATTGCACCAGAGATAGCACCAAACAAATCATTATTAGATAACTGTTGTCCTGTAATTTTTTTGATTGATTTTGTGGTAGCAGCTGCCGCTGTCATTACACCAAGATTATTGAATGCTCGGTTTGCTGCTTCTCCAACACCACGCACTTTATCTGCTAATGATGCTCCACCAGCAGCAGATAATGCATCTCTTGCTATGTTAGAAAGTGCTTTACCTCCCCAGTTTCCTTTGAATCCAGTAGAAATATCTTCTGGCATGTACAATGCAATTGTTTTGAACTGATCTGAAGGTTTCTTATTGTATTCAGTCGCCTGGTTGTAGTCATATACATTAGAAGATACACCACCAGAAACAGCATTGTTTCTAAATGGTGGTACATATTCATAGAATTCAAATAAAACATAGTGACTGTCTTCTGCAATTCCATTCTTCTTTGGATATCTTAGACTCGCTGAAGTAGAGTTAGCAGTTGGTTGAAGACTCTTGCCAGTTGTAGATAAAATAGTATCTTGCTTTGCTTCATCTTCAGTCAGTCTTTTCCACTCACCATTTTCAAATCTATATTTGGTTGTGACTTCAGAACCATCAAGTTTCTTATCTTTTACCTCCTTTATCTCTCCCTGGTATCCAGGTCCAATAGGTGGTTTATAAGTTAATGGTCCGTTATTTAATCCTAATGCACTCATTACTTTGCCATCTCCTTAGATTGTTTGGTGCCGTATCCTTTCACTGCTCTCCTACCTGTGATTTTATCGTAGAATTTCTCATCGGTTTCTTCCCAAACAGTCTGCCTGTCGATAGGGAAAGTCATTCCATTGATATCTTTCACATAATCTTCTGTTGGTAGAAGAATGGCAGTATCCCATTCATCAGCAGCAAGATCTAAAAACAAACCATCTACATGTGCTGATAGATATTTATGGAAACATACCTTAGGTATGTCAACTCTACCTTGCATTAGTTTCTTAGTGATAATCAGTCTCTTCTTAGGAGAGAGGTAGTGTAGGTTAGCACCCCAGAATTCATCCTTGCCTGGTGCTTTGATGACATATACTAGAGGGAATCTGTCATAGTAAGGCAACCACTTCATCTTTGCCTTATACTCAAACATATACAGATGACCTGCTACTGTATATCTACGCAGTTCATTTTTGTCTTGTTCTTTAGCAGCACCAGCACGATCTTTACGTTCGTCTAAGATATATTTGTTGAAATTCTTTTTATATTTGCTTGCTTCTGCTTTTACAGCGTTTCTATACCAAGTAAGAGACTTCTTTTCTCCTCCTGTTGCTGCTGTTACTCTTTCAAAGAGTGTTTTGTATCCAGGGTCTTTGTTGACTGTGCTACGCTGGATTGTTGAAAAACCAGTTGCCATTGTTATACTCCTAAGTGATCTTCGGTAAGTATTAAGAAGTTCATCTGCCTGTCTTCACAATACTCACGCGCAGCGGACCACTTTGCGTAGTTCTTTGCGTATGTCAGAGCAGCATTACGATAGGCAGCAGTTTTTTTGTTTTTGTCATTCGGGGGTGTAGTTTGTTTCTTGGGTTTAATCTCAATAATATATTTGGTGATAGCACCAGTCTTTTCACGAACCTTGATATAAAAGTCTGGAAAGTATCTCCTCACTCTACCATCGGGAGCACGATAGGGAATGATTACCTCTTCGCTCCCCCACTCTATTATTGAGGGGTTGTTATCACAGAACACCATGAACTTTCGTTCCCATAATGATCTATAGATAACACGAGTTGGGTTTCCACGATACTTGCCAGGATTGATGGGTTTATACAATCCAGAGTATGCCATAAATATAGTTGGACCAACATAGGTATTTAGTGTGTCTATCAACTCTTTTTTAAGCACTATATCAAAGCAAGGTGGATTCTCGTTATCGAATAACTTTATTGTAAAGTTTGAAGATATCCCAGTGGGATTGACTTCTAAGTCTTCTTTTGATGAATTGATTGAATACATGTGTGATGAGGCACAACTTCCAAATATCAACACGGCAACGGGCACTCAAACTGGTGTATACTTGGGTCTTGGTTCAGTTGATTATCCACATACCAGAGTTTTCACGGATTTGCAGTTAGGGTTTATGCTTGACGCTAACTTAGATGTTTTAAAATTTTTGAACGAATGGCATAATACTATCTTCAGTGAAACTGCTGAAAGCAGTGGGGGAAGTAAAACTGAAAATCGTATTAACAAATTGAAATTTAGAGATGATTATGCTGGTACAATAAAAATTACAAAAGCAGAAATTGGTCCTACTTCGACGACACAAAGACAACCTATTACATATGTTATTGAAAAGGCATATCCTTATGCGATTGATGCTGTGCCTTTACAGTTTGGGTCTGCTCAGATTACTAAAGTAACTGCTCAGTTTAAATATCAGCGTCACTATACTATTAATAAAGATATTACTAATACAACGGGTTCTGTTGGAAGTATGAATAATGGATACGCTAAGGGGAAAAGAGATGTTGTTACTGGAACTCTAAGTAAAGAAAGTGAAGAACCAATCAATTGGCAACCTAAGGTTGTTGCTGGTGGAGGTACGCAACTTCCAATTGGAATCGAACAGGTAAATCAGGGCATAGCGTAGCAAAATTGATTTTTCAATTCCATAAAACTGGGAAAATTTTTTCCGCTAATTTTTGGGTTAAAAAGTCGCGCTAAATATACATATGATCTGATCTACGCATAATGGCATTACCACAAGTTGTCCTTCCAACTTACGAGTTGGAAATTCCTTCTAATGGCAAAAAAATCAAATATCGTCCATTTGTTGTAAAAGAAGAAAAACTGCTTTTACTGGCATTAGAGACAAATGACGAAAAACAGATTGAAGAAGCAGTAAAACAACTTTTAAAGGGTTGTATTCAATCTCGCATTAAAATTGAAGATTTGGCAATTTTTGATTTGGAGTATATTTTCCTTCAGATTCGTGCTGTCTCAGTTGGCGAAATAGTTGAAATGAAAGTCACTTGCAGAGATGATAATAAAACGCAAGTAAGATATAATATGAATTTGTCAGAGGTTAATGTTATTAAACCAGAAGGTCATAGTAACAAAATTATGTTATCTGACGAAATGGGTGTTATTATGAAATATCCGTCTTGGACTGATTTTATCATAGGGTCAATTATGGGTCAAACTCCTACTGCTGATGGAATTGTTGAAATTATTGCAGGATGCATTGATCAAATTTTTGATTCTGAAGATGTGTATGATGCTTCTACAACTTCAAAGAAAGAATTTTGTGAATTTGTAGAAGGACTTACAAATAATCAATTTGAAAAAATCCAAAAATTCTTTGAATCTACACCTAGACTAGAACATAAGTTTACTGTCAAAAATCCCAATACTGGTGAAGATTCTGAATTTACTATTTCGGGGTTATCCAATTTTTTCGGATAGCACTCTTCCATAATACTTTGGAAGGGTATTATAAGACCAACTTTGCCTTGATGCAGCACCATAAATATAGCTTGAGTGAAATTGAAAATATGATGCCCTGGGAGCGTCAAGTTTACACTAGTCTCTTGATGCAACACCTAGAACAACTCAAACAAGCACGAGAAGCAGCTAAGAAGTAATGGCACACGGATATCTATCATATCAACAACCAAGTGGTGAGGTAGATTATCTCAGCATGATTTATCGCAGGATCAAGGAATATCTTGATAAACGCGAAAAAAAGACAAAAACTCCAGATGAACCTGGAGGTAAATTAGCAAATATTCCAAAACCACCTGCTCCAGATGATGGTGGACCAGTACAAGAAGTAAAAGTCGAAGTTGGATCAAATACTCCACCATCTTCACACAGTGCAAAGCAAAATTTATTAAAAGGATCATCATTTTCTGCTCTCGCTGGTGCAGATAGAAAAGCACTTCCTGGACAGAGAGCAATTAATCCAGATGTGGTTGGTATGCCACCAGTTGCTGCTGCATTTGGTGGAAAACGCCTTACAGCAGAAAATTATTTTGGTGATGCTATTGTAGATATTGGTGCTACAAATCTTGGGGTCGAAAAAGACCTTGGTGGTGATGATATGTTCATCAAACGTCTAAACGGCGTTGATGACGGAATAGGTGGTGGAAGTGAACAAATTGTTCAGTCAATTGACAGACTGACATTTGTTACAATGAGCCTGGTTGCTGCTACAAAGGAGCAAACACAGCAACAGGGAATGATTGCTGCTGCTCAACAACAGCAGGCAGAAAAGTTAGCAGCGCAGTCAAAAGCAGCTGCTGAAGAAAGTGCGATGGAGATGGGCGGTGACCTATCTGGCAATCTCTCGTATCAACAGTTGCTTGCTGGCGGAGGTGCTGCTATAGCAGGCAGAGGAAGCAACAGAGGTGGTGGACCTGGCGCTGGCGTTGGCGGCAAGGCAATGATCAAAAATGTTCTTCAGGCTGGCGTAAAACGTGGCGGAGGAAGAGCAGGCACTAGACTAGGTGCTGCCCTAGGCGGGAAACTGGCAGGTGGTCTAGGTAAAAAAATGGGTGCCAAGCTCGGAGCAACTGCTGTTGGTAAGGTTGCAGGCGGAGCATTAGCAAAGAGTCTTGGCAAGAAAATTCCACTTGTTGGATTGGGTCTTGGTGCTGTATTTGCTGCTCAGAGAGCAATGCAGGGAGACTTTATTGGTGCTGGTTTGGAACTAGCGTCTGGTGCTGCATCTACTGTTCCTGGCATTGGAACTGCTGGATCTGTTGGTATTGATGCTGCACTTGCTGCTAGAGATGTGATGTCAATGCAAGATGGAGGAATTCCTCTATTTGACAATCAACTCATTCAAATTAATGATAGACCAGATAAAAAAAGAGAGGCAGTTATGCCTCTTACAGATAAAACATTTTTGAGTTTTGGTGAAGGTATCCTTGAAGCGCAAAAGAGAAATAAATTAGACAGTTCTAGAGTTCTTGCAGCAGGTCTTTCTGAGTATTATGACAAGCAAAGTGGATGGGATAGATTTTTGGATGGTTTAAAGTCTATTCTTCCAGACATGTTCAAAGGACTTAAGGATTTTAAATGGCCATGGGAAAGAGATGATCGCAATGGCAATCGCAGGGGCAGTGGCGCAACTTCTGGAAATATAAATGCTGCTGACATTGACGCTGATAGTCCAGAAGCAAAAGCACTTGTTGCCACTATCAGGGAGGTGGAAGGAACTGCTCACGCAAAAGGTTATGACACTTGGTTTGGTGGTCGTAATGAAATGAAGATGACTGAAATGACCTTACAAGAGGTTTATGATGAACAGACTAGAAGAATGAATGCTGGAGAGACTACTTATAATGGTCTGTCTTCTGCTGCTGTCGGTGTGGGACAATTTATGGATCCTCTCAATCAAGCAAGAGCAATGTATGCTGCTAGAGGAGAGGAATTTGATCCAACCAAAATTAAGTTTGATGAAAAATTACAGAATGAGTTGCTTTTAGATTTGGCAGCAAGAAAGAGGGGAATTGACGTAACAAAACCGCTTACATTAGCTGATTTTGAAATTTTGCAGAAAGAGTGGGCTGGACTTGGAACTTTTCATGGTCAAACTAAGAGAACAACTGCAGATTCTTTAAGAATTTATCAAGAAAATCTCAAGGAAGCTAACGAAAATAAACCCACTCCACCAGAAACACCACCCACACCACCAGCAGCAGAAACGGGAGATAGAAGACAAACAGATGCGTCGCAAAGAATTTCTAGAAACTTTGGTAGAAAATCTGGAGAAGCTATCAACTTCGTACATAAAGGAGAAAAATACCATGCAGTAAAAACTACCAATGGGTGGGATATTTACAAAGGAGCAGGTGGAATTTTTGGTGACCAGTATAGAGTTCAGACATCTGATGGAAAAAATTCTGATGTTGTAGATTCATTCATAAACCAAGCAGAATCTGGTGGTGGATATCGTGTTCCTGATGGAGAAACGGAATCTGTAGAAGAACATTTATCGAGGTTATCATCTGCTACTGCTGATGACTCTACTGCCGTCGCTGCTAAATCACAAGAATTAGCAATGGCAACAACATCTAGCGCAGGAACAACTGTTATTAATAATTACGTCACACAAGGATCTGACGGAAAAACTGGTGGTAATACACCAGCAAACGTTCCTATTGGTCCAACATCAGGAGATATGGGTGTTAGCGTATTTTCTGAATTAGCGTTGAGGAATTCATAATGGAAAAATTCGGTTCTTTTACAGATTTTGCTTTAGAGCGAGTAAAGATATATCCAAATTCTGGTGGTGATCCTGTTGATATTACAACATTGATTAATACCTTCCATTACGTGGAAAGTCTTAATATGCCATTTTTATCGGGAAGTATGGAAGTGGTTGATAGTGGCGGATTGCTTCAGGGACTGCCTATTCAAGGTGCTGAAAAAGTAGAAGTTGAAGTAAAAACTAATGCATCTGAAGAGTTGACCAAGTACACTCTTGTAATATGGAGAGTTGCTAATCGATATGTACAGAATCAAAAACAAGTATATGCTATCGGTTTAGTTTCCGTAGAAGCACTTACAAATGAAGTTACTAGAGTTCAAGAAAGATTGGAAGGAAACCCTACCGATATCACGCAAAAATTATTGCAAGATAAGTTAAAGACGGATAAACCTTTTAATAAAGAGAAGTCTTTACTTCAAATGAAGTTAATTCCTAACAATAGGAGACCTTTTGATCTTATTTCTTCTATGGCAGTGAAAAGTATTTCACCAAAAGCAAAAATAGATCAGCAAGGATCTTCTAGCAATGAAGAAGCATCTGAGGCTGAAAGTGTTAAAGGATCTAGTGGATTTTTCTTCTGGGAGAACAAAAGGGGGTATAATTATTATTCAGTAGATTCTTTATGTGCTGATGATAATAGCGATTTAAAAAATAAAGATCTAGATTTACCACCTTGGGGTCCATACGTCGAAAAGATGGGAAATCAAAGTGATGGTGCAGATGATAGATTTGTAATTTACCAATCTATTTTTAGTTCAGAAGTTGACCTTCTCAGTTCTTTAAGAAAAGGCAAATACTCATCTTTTATAACTTTCTTCAATCATTCTACTGGTCAGTATGAAGAATTCCAGTATAAAATTCAGCAAAGTTATGATAGTATGGCACACCTTGGTGGACAAGAAAGCATTTCTAAAGTTCCAGCAAATGAGATAGAACTTTCTGAAAAACCATCTAAAAGAATCTCAATGATTCTAGACCACGAAACGTGGTATAATGACCCAGGTATTGCATCTCCAGATCCAGATGATGGATCTGATAGTCCAACAGAATTTGCGGACTGGCAGATGCATTTTGCTGCACAATCAATTGCTAGATATCAGTTGTTGAAAAATCAACAATGCACACTAGTCATCCCTGGTAATCCAGAAATCTGTGCAGGAGATAAGATTGACATTTTGCTTTTGAGTAAACTATCCAACAAAGAACAAAAAGAAGAACAGTTTGACTCAGAAACAAGTGGAATTTATCTCATTGAAGAGGTCACCCATACATATGACACCACAACAGGCACAAATGGCAGATTTACAACTACTTTACGCCTAATGCGAGACTCTTATGGTAAGAAGGATAAACAGTCAAAACATGGCACTAAATAATGTATACGGAGGTAACTAAACATGGATAGTATCGAACAACATATTGAAGCAGACAAAGAGGAACTTGCGAATCCTCAACTCTCACCTCAACGCCGTCGTCATATCGAAGGCGAACTAGAAGAATTAGAAGCATACGCAGAGCGTCACCCAGAAGATCATCATGATCCTTCATCTCTGGAACTGTACTGCGATAATAATCCAAGTGCCCCAGAGTGCTTAGTATACGATGATTGATTGATATGGATCAGTTATTATCACAATTGATCCCATCACAGAGAATCGGTAATGACGGATTCAACTGGTGGGTAGGGCAAATTGAAGGTACTGCCTCTGATGAGGAAAACAACAAAGGTGGTTACCGTTATAAAGTAAGGATTGTTGGGGACCATCCACAAAGCAAGGAGGTTCTTGATACTCCCAATTTGCCCTGGGCAAATGTGGTAATGCCAGTCAATGTGCCATTTATGCCTGGCAACACTGGTGGTGGACATCCTCAATTAAAAGAGGGTTGTTGGGTTATTGGATTTTACATTGACCATGATAGACAGAAACCACTAATTCTAGGTTCTATCGGTCAGACTCCTGGAGCAACAGCAGTAATTAATGAGGAGAGACCAGAAAACAAACCATTTACGACAGCAATACCTGCTGATGTAAATGTAAAATCGGATGGTGTACCAGAGCAAGAAGGAACAGGAAAAAATACTGGAACTGGTGGACTATCTGATGGAACAACTGATGGAGAAGGCAAACCCAGAGTTGCTGTACCTGAAAAGAAAAAGAAACCAACGGAAAAGGGGAATCCACAATCAGAAGAGTGGTGCCAAGCAAAGGCAGAAAAGTGTGATGACCCTGACATTACATCAGAGATGACCATTATTATGGGTGAGTTTCTTGCCCAAGTTCAAAGTAATGGTGGAAATATTGGAACTTATCTTGTAAATGAAGCAACTGGTGCTTTGAATGAAGCAACAGGCATTGCTAGAAATTACGTTAACAAAGCAATGAAAGTTGTTACTGAATTCATTGCAAAAGTAAAAGGATATATTTTACAGAAACTCACAAACGCAGTAACTGATCTTATCAATGCCACGATCTATCCTTCCGAAGAAGGAAACTCATTGACACCAGTTACCGAGTGGTTTAACAGTTTATTAAAAGATCTTGGTTGTCAAATGGCAGACCTTGGAGATCGTCTAGCGGAATGGCTTACTAACTTGCTGATGAGTTATGTAGAGCAGATTTACAAGTCAGTAATTTGTCAAGTAGATGAACTTGTAAATGGTATTATCTCCAAGATTAATGAATATATGGAGGAAATCCTGGGTAACATTTTGGGACCGATTCAAGATATTTTGGGTGCAATCGCTGCACCATTAAACATTCTTGGGGGAGCAATTAATTATGTTCTTACTCTTCTTGGAATCTCATGTTCTGGACCAAACAACGAGTGTTCAAAATATAAGCAAATCTGTACTGATGGAGAGAAAAAAGAGGGAGATGACGGAGATTTCTTAGATAATTTATTGGATGATATTGATAATCTATTTGGTGACACTCCAGCAGATTATACCCAGTATGTTTGTGATGAGGCATATGAAGGAACTACACTTGCGATTACCACAGTAGGATTCACAGGTGGTGTTCCTCTTCCCGCTGATTCAACCAATCCAATTGGACCTGGAACTAATCCCAAGAAGAAGAAAAAAATTGTATACGAAATCTTTGATATTGAAGTAGAAGAAGGACAAGATGCTGTATTCTCGGTTGTCAGGACTGGATCTACTGAATATGCATCATCTGTAAAATACAAAACTATAAAAGATCTTGGAACTGCAACTCCTGGAGAAGATTACTTAGAAGTGGAAGACATCTTAGGATTTGCTCCTGGGGAAACATTTAAAACATTTAGTATAAAGACTTTTTATTCTCAGCAAAGTGAACCTCAAGAAGATTTTTATGTCAAGATGACAAAGAATTCTCCTTCTGGAGGAAGTGGTATATCCTCGTCATTCATTAAAAATATTGGTAAGTGTACAATCAAAGAAACTGCCGTTGGAGAAAACACTGATCCATATAAAATTAAACCAGTAAATCCATTTACAGAAGTTCCTAAGGTATTTCCACCTGACGAAACAGACATTCCATCGGAACAACCAGAAAACGATGGAACTGGATTTGGTATAGGTGAACCAACTTATAATGTTCAGGCAAATAGAACTGTATGTCCAGAAGGAGAATTCATTGTCTATACAATTACAACGTCTGGCGTTGAAAACGGAGAAAAATTATACTACACTCTATTAGGAAATGGTATCACAAAAAATGATATTATCGGTGGAGATTTAACAGGAAGTTTTATTATCTCTAATAATACTGCTAAGGTAACCATTGGTATTGAAGAGGATGATGTTGTGGAAGACGAAGAGGTCCTGACATTCACTGTCAATGGAACTGGTGCTAGTGCAGATGTTGTTATTACATCGGCAAAAGATATTGAGTTTGATGATTATGATGAGTCAGAAGGGATTACTGAAGAAACTACTTCTGATCCATTTGTCCCACCAACAGTTACTCCAGAAAAAATTATTACTGATGAGACGGGTGGTATTATTGAAATTCCAATCGATGATCCTGGTGATCCTTGGGCAGAACCACCATATGTTTTCATTGGTGGTGAAGGTATAGGAGCATCCGCAACTGCTTTACTAGATCGAAATGGATTCTTAACAGAAATCCGTATTAAGTCGAGTGGTTATGGATACAAGAAGAATCTTGCTTCTGATAATGGCGTTCGTTGTATTATCGACACATTTACATTGATTAGACCAGGAGTAGGATACAAAGATATTCCTGATGTGTATGTTGATGGAGAACTTGGTGTTGCTGAAGCATTGATTAATGAAGATGGATTTGTTATCGGTGCAAGAGTTCTAGATAGAACAAGAACATTTGATAAGTTCCCCAAAATTACTATTGTAGGTGGTGGTGGATATGGCGCAAAACTATTACCATCACTTGTTTGCCTAGATACTCAAGAACTTTCCACTCGTGGTTCTACCAAGATTGGTACTGGTCGTTACGTTGATTGTCCATAATGTCACATACAGATTTACACGCAAAAACAGAGGCAAAGGCATACCAATCATCTTCAACGAAGGTTGCTGCAAAAAAATATCCTACAACAGTTGCTAAACCAACTACACCAAATGAAACTCAGGACACTGGTTCTGGACCTAGATTCAATGTTTGGCATAAGGGAAGTTTAACTAGATCTGAGATCTATGAAAGGGCACTGCCAGATGGTGAATCTACAGCACTCAGGATTGATGGACCATCTGATAGTGCGCTAGTTTTAGATAGCAAAGGATGTTTACGTTTACTAACAGGTCAACGTAGTAAAGAACAGGGACCAGGAAGTGGAAAACTTTGCATCAAAACTTATGGACAGCAACAGTTACACCAAGAAAGAACAGATATTCAGTATAATGCTGGTGATGATGAAGAAGAGCAAGCAGTAAATATTCTTGCTTATGGCGATTATGTTGAACAAACAAAAGGAGGCACCCGTTATATCAAAGCGCAAAAGATTGTGATAGAAGCATCAGAAGAATTATTATTGATTGGCAAAACTCAAGTTAATATTCAAGCAGGTGCTGATGGAACAGGTGCAATTACCATGAATGCTGGAAGTGTTGAGAAGGTTACAAATAATGATAAAGATGTTGTTGTTGGTCAAAAGATGACATATGGAGTAGCAGAAGAAACTACAGTGTCTTTTGATCCCAGAGCATCTGTGAACGTCGTATCTCCTGGTCATATTAATCATAAGATTCTTGGAGACTTACAAACTTGGGTTGGTGGTATTGAGCAGCATACTGTTGCTGGTGGTCCAGGAGCTCCTCCTCTAATTAAAGATAGGGATTCATCTTTTAACGCACAAACTACAGGAAATGTTAAAATAGAATCCACTATTGATACTAGTATTATTTCTGGAGCAACTGCAAATATTACTGCCGCAGCTGCTATTAATATCACTGGTACAGGTAACGTCAATATCAAGGGCGCTACCATTTTCCTCAACTGATAACCAGACCTTATCATACCTATCGGTTATCCGTATCAAAAACTGGCACAAGGGGGCTTGTTTTTGGCAACCTGCCATGCTAAATTACATCTGTAGCAAATGGAGAGGTGCCTCAATTACTCGCACCAAACCACTTGACGCGCTTCTGCTTCATGTGCTATAATCAATTCATGCGATCGGGACAACCTGATCCATCATCTGCGGGTAACCATTCCGCAAGTAAATTTTTCGAGGAAACAATTATGTTCAAATCTGTTCTCGCAGCTGCCGCTGCTGCACCTTTCATGGCGACCGCTGCTATGGCAGGTCCCTATGTGAATGTCGAGGCTAACTCTGGTTGGACTGGTTC